ATTCTGTTAAGAAACTGTTTAATTTAAAAGTATTAAAATGAAATTGATTATGTGGTGGGCCAACATTTGGATTTAAGTAATAAGTTTCAACTTTATTTTCCCAAAGAAACTTAGAAGATAAAAAATTAGAATTTTCAGATAAAAGTTTTCCATAAAGTAAAGGATATTGACCCGTTTTAAATGAATAAAATTCTCCAACATTATGTAAGTATGGGGTTTTTGACCATCCGTCAAACATAACTCCAGATTTAAATGTAGCATCACACTCTTTTATTATTGTCTGAAAATCAATACCAGCAATTTTCATAAATTCACTAAAGTGTTCTGTACAACCTTCTCCAACACCTACGATTCCAATGGTTGGTGAATGAACAATGTCAATTTCCACATCAAGACGTTTTTTAAGTATTATGGCAGAAATAAGACCAGCAGTTCCACTACCAACAACAAGAATTTTTATAGGCACAGTTTAGATCCTACACCGTAGTGGTGGTGTACTCCACTCCATCATATGTGCGTACTCTCCAGAAGGCGTTCTGGGGTACCCAATCATTCATAGTCTTACCCAACCTAGGAATCTTCTTAGGTTTATTTGGATACAAATGGCTGTAAGAAGCGTCATCAGTTCCCTCCCATACCGCTCCAAAGTCTGAAGGAAGAGAACCGTCAAAATAATCTGTGGCTACTTGAGATTGTTCAAATTGAATTAAATCAAGGTAGATAGTTCCAGCGGTGGTTCCATAAAAGGATACCTTGGCATAAGAGGCATCTGATGAAGAATCTGTTAATCCAGTTAGAGTAAAGTTTGCAAAGGAGGTAGTTACCGAGATTGCTTGAGTTACAGTCTCTACAACAGCGTCAGCCTCGTCATAAAATGTAATTTTTAAATTTGCAGATAAAACAGCATTTGCTTTTATTGATGCAGAGGCTGTGTAGTATTTTCCAGGAGTCACAGGTATTTCATAGTCAGTGGTAATGCTCCACGGATTTGTTACTACAAATTTACCACTGTACTCTCCTGAATACCCGTATGTTGGAACACTTGCGTCTTGTGTAAAGGTTGCTCCACTTAATGCCCATGTAGTTGAGTTAACCTCAAAGGATGGGTTTTTAATGTAGTTTGTTTTTAAAGGAAGTAAGAACAAATCAACAGCACGTGCTTCATCGTAAGCAACTGTGTTACCTTCTTGCATACAGACCTGATCTATATAGTAAGTACCAGCAGCGCTATATGCAATAGTTATAATTGCATATGAAGAAGTAGCATCTGATGTTGCGGTTTTACTTGCGGACTTCCAAGTATTATTAGCAGCAACAGCGGTAGCGGTATTTGCTGCAGACGTTGCTATTCCATCTTTGTCATAAAATCTTACTGATAAAGTTATATTACCCGCACTTGCAGGAGACTTTAATTTGCATGAAACCACATATTCAGTGCTAGGTAATACTGGAACACCTTTTGTAATTATATTTGAGGCACCTAGTACTATGCTGCCAGATCCAGATGCAACTACTTTTCCAGTCTTTGTTGTATCTATTTGATTTGTATTTGAGTCGGGAACTTGCTCAGTGCTAGAGGTTAGTACTGCGTTACTAGCAACCCAATTACCAATTCCTCCATAAAAAGTAGAGTCTTGAACAGTCAACAGTAAGTTTTCTGAAACAGTAATAGTTGGTTCAAATCCAGTTAATGATTCGGAGTATGTTTCTAATGCAAGTCGTGTTCCTTTACGGGCATACATATAGTTTGCTTCTCGTACAAGTCTCTTTCTATTTTTTGTAGGAAGTCCAGCCTCTGGTGTTAACCCAAGACTTGCCACCTCTATTGGCAGTAGTTCTATTGGAGTTTCAATGCCTGTATGTCTTGGTTTTAAGAGATCAAGCAATGTATAAAGTTGTTCTTGCGAAAATGTTAATCCCTCCACAAAGTTGTACAAGGCTGATGTGGTGTCGACTGTGCCAAAAGAACCTTGTTCGCTGCTTGTAAATACTCTTGGAAGATTATTCATAAAAGTTGTTTGCACGTTGTGGTTTGATGGAACAATTGCAGAAATAGAACCCGCAACTCTCCAAACATTTTGATCAGTAAATAAATAAACTCGATAGTAAGTTTGTCTTCCAGGAATTAATGGAACATCCGAAGGGTTGTCTTCTCCATCAATAAACTCTACACGGGAGACATTTCCTTCTGTAGCAAACTCATCAAAAATAATGATGCCATCTTCTGCGGTTTCTGGAAACCCAACTTGACTTCTAAGTAATCTAATTCTAGAAAATTCTCCACGAGGGGTCTGCCACTTAACTAATACTTTTGTAAAGTCCAAAACCAATGTAGACATAGGTTCGACAGAAAAAGCAAGTTTAACAAACGCACCGTAAGTCGACGCACCGTAATAATTTATACCATATCTAGCCACAGCCTATTGCTCCTTAAGGACTTACTATATCGCCGTAAATAACCCAATCATCACTATCAATTTTAATAAGAGTTGCTACTGAGTATTGACTGTTTAAATCAACTGTGCCAGTTGCAACAGAAGAATATAGATTTGCCACATCCTCTGTAGTTATAGATACAGTTCCTGTTCCATTTTGAATGATAATAAAGGTTTGTCCAGTTACAAATTCAAAGGTAGAGTCATCTGGAATAGTTACAGTTACAGGACTGCTGCTTGAAAATACAATTGCTTTACCAGTATCGTTTACGTCAAGGGTGTAGGTAGTTGCTGCACTGTTCTCAATACCTCTCTGGTGAGCGGCAGGAAATGCTGAGGCAACAGGGACCCACTCGCTTCCACTCCATACATACGAAGCCTTTGCCACATTAACCTCCCATTAACATTAGAGTGTCGTTTAATGATCCGCTACTTGTAACTGCGGTTGCATCTACATCAATTGATGAATCAACCCAAATAGTTCCAACAGCAAAGTCTGCTCCAGTTGGTTGAGTTGCTGCATAAATAACTGGTACTAATTCTTTGCCCCGTGTCTGTATAGTTCCGTCTGGAAGAACTTTAGTTACAACTGCAGATGCTGAAGTTTGAAACTCAACTAGGTTTGCGGTCTGACTAGCCCTTGCTCTTACTACTAGACTCTTTACTCCAATAGCAGATGAAACAATTACTGAACCACCTACATCAGAAACATACTCGTCGTAAATATCTTTTATACCATATTCAATATTTGCAATACGATCTTTTAAAGTATTCCAAGCAGTGGTGACAAGGTCAAACTCTCCTACCCAACCAGAGCCTGTCTTAATAAGAGTGCCAATATTGTTTTGAAGAGCGTTAACTTCTTCTTGAAGGCTATTTACGTGCTCGGCAAGGACGGTATCGGTAAAGTCTACCTTTGTAGTAAAGGACTTTACGGACGATGGGTATGCTGCTGTCACTTAATTTCCTCTCAGACCTAACGGTCTATTTTCTCTTGTTTGCCCCCTATTTACTGTCTTAACTATTAATGGGTATGTCCTGTAGCGGCTTTTCCTGTCATCTGTGACTCTAAGGTAGAGACCTTTCCTTCCAAGGTAGTTATTTTTCCTTCTGCCGTTGTCATACGTGTCTCTAAACTCTTTACCTTATTTGCTAAAGCCATAAAGGTAGCGGTCAAGTCTACTTCTGTAGTTCCATCAGACTTTTTAGCAGTTATTACATGTGCCGACAATCCTGTTAGAGAGGTTGTATTTGCTAAGGGTTTAATAAAGATCTTTTTATTCTTACCTTTATTTTTACCAAACGCACCAAGCCATACTGGATAGTTTATGTTTCCACCAATAAATGAAACCCAAATACCTTGACCTACTGCTGGGAGGTCTGTTCGTATTCCAGCAGGTTCGGCTGCATCTACCCAATCAGTAATTTGAGTTCCAATTAACTGAGGAATAGATATCTTTAAACGGTTTTGTTTTTTGGGATCAGTATTGTTCTTTACAATACCCCTATATATTCCAGATAAGTTACTCATTAGATGGCGGCAATATTTAGATTTGCTTCTTGAAAACGCCAGATTTGTCCAGC